GCATCGTAGTTCTCTGTCTTGGTATCGAAGACCGAGCCGCCCCTTCCCTCGAACCTTTTGCTCGGGAAGAATGAAAGCGGCACCGCCATCATGAAATCGTCTTTCCATGTGATGCTGGCAGGCACATCCGCAAGCTTCGGCACGCTGTCCATCGGTACCACAGTGTCACCTCTCTTGAGCTCGTTGAGGATATATCCGGAACCGTAATGCTCATACAGCGTGTACCAAGCTCCGGCCTCTCTGTATTCCGTCCTGAAGATGACTTCACGCAATCTGCCCCGCTCTTCTTTCAGCTCGACCCTGTCTCCCGGAATAAACTCGATAATCGGATACTTGCTCAGCGTTGTATCAAATGACACGCGGAACGCACCGTCACCGATGATAAGCGTCTCGGATATTGCCTTGGTTGCAAGCTTGTAGAAGCCGTTGTCCCTGGCTATCTCATCCCACAGGTCCTGATACTTGTTGTTCTTGACCGTGTCATTCGCCGGCTCGACATCGATATCGTTTAAGTCCGACACGACGATGTATGTCAGCGTATCGACTACTATCGCGGGTATGCCTGTGTGAATCTTCTCAATCTCTCGTCCGGCTACCGGCACAGCACACCAGAATCTATGCCTGGTGGCGGCGCCCTGCACCTGCTTGTAGAAGATCTCGAGCTCATTCGAGTCGCCCCGATACCACACTCTGTTCTTGATGCAGTTACCTGCCCAATCAAAGGTTGGCATCAGGTTATACGTCATTATCGGCGGCTCCTGAATCTGCAGGAACGACCTCACGCTCTTTCTCATCTTGTCTGCCATCTTGCTAAATATCCCCATTTCCTACTCCGATTTTCGCCTTGAACGGGAGCCAGCCATATTGCCATGCCTGGATGTAATGGTCGTTCCCATCTTCCGGTGTATTGTCTTTATCCTCAAGCCATGAGTACGTGTTCAGCTCCGCAATGTACCCTTTGCACGTATCGACAACGTAAAAGAACGGCCGCTCCGGATTGAGCCAACCGTTCTGCATCATGATTCTGTCTATGTTGCTGGTCTTCTTGTATGCGTTCTCGAATATGTACAGACACTCGGGATGTGAGCGCTTGTACTTTATCGCCTCTATTATCGTCGCTTGGTCTGCCGAGTCGATGAAGACGTGCCGGGCAAAACCGCTCCACTTTTCGCGGCATCTCTCGAGAAAGTCCATCAGATTCTGCACGGTATCCGACGGTGCGAGTGGCTGTTTAAGCTGTGCGTTGTTATATCCCTTCTCTTCAAGCAGCACCAGTCTGCCCTTGTTGGTCACGCCGCCGTATGTCATCGCTATCACATCAGGCGACTTGGATGAGTACGCCGTGTCAAGCCCGGCGGTGAAATACTCGAACCATTCTTCCTGGTCTTTGTTGTGCTTATCTCTTACAAGCGCCCTTGCCTGTTCTTCTGTCAGATTGTGCACCGCCGGATCATACAGCGGAAACACAAGCCCTGTTGCTCTGCCTCTCAGCCCGAGTATCTTGTTCTTGTAGATCTTAGTGCCCTTCGGGACCGACTCGATTATCTGACGTTTCTTCTCCTCGCTAAGTGCGATGTTGTCGTTGAAGGTGAAGAACCAGTGCACCCAGCCTTTCTTCGGCTCCTCACACAGTGCGTTGAGAATCTCCTTGGGAGTATCATCCTGCCACTCGGGAAGCTCCCTTGAGTGATTGATGAACTCGGTGTATACCGGCAAGTCCGGTGTGTCCGGATTCAGTGTTGCCAGCACATAGTCCGCACGCATGACTGCCTCTCTGACAAAGTCAATGTGCGCAATGTTAATCTCGTCGATGAAGAGGCATCCGTACTGTCCGCCAAGCGCCTTCTTCCATCTCGCCTCGTTGTCGTATCCGAGCACATATATTATCTTGTCTCCGGCATTCGAGTGAATGATGAGATGCGGCATCTTCTCTTTTGCGGTTCCGTTGCCGTTGTACTCTGCAACTGCCCTGAACTCCGACAGGATGCCGACGTCCTTGTTGATGAGGTTCTTCTCGATGGTGCCCGTGTCGAGTCCTGCAAGTATGTGCTGTTTCTTCGGGCTCTCAAGCACCTTGAAGATGAACTTGTTGATGCCTACTGTCGACTTGCCCGCCGCCGTAGTGCCCTCGAGAAACTCTATCTTCGCATCATGCAGCCAGAACGCATCGAACTTACTTCCCCATTTCACGAGCCTGTCTCCTCATCTCGAGTATCTCATCGAGCTTTGATTTTTCCTCGGTTATCTGAGCTGAAACATTTAGATCCTGACGGTCACGCCATATATCCGGGCGTCTGTTCTTAAGCCAGAATATCTGAGCCGTTGTGTCGGGTTGCACTTCTTTGGTAACGCTTTTCACAACACACATTTCGTACTTGCCGGTTTCCCGGTTATACCTGCTCTCACTTGTTGTTTCGGTGAATGTATATCCCAAAGCTCGTTTAAGGAGTGCGTTTTCAACCTCCATGTCAACAACGTCTTTGCCTCTTTTTAGGGACTCGCAAATCTCGCAATACTGGTCTTTCCACCGATATAGCGTAGCAACGTTAATTCCCATGTTATTTGCTATCTGCTCATCCGTCAGCCCGTCTCTTGCCCAACTTTCGAGTCTTAACAGATTGTCAGGTGTAAGCCATTCCTGATATTTCCCCTTTGCCATTCATATCACCTACTCCAATCAATTCCGTATCTGTCGATAACCTTTCTGAAATCCTCTATGTCATGCGGCACAATTTGGAGCCTTGGTTCTCCTGTAGTGTCATCCACTCCGACATGCAGCAGCTCGTGATAGATAAGTATCTCAAGTTGCTCATCGGTTAGATATGACACGTTCGGCTCATATATCACGACGATAAACTCGTGAGGTATGTACGCCCGGTACAGATCCCGAACCTTGATGCACTCTCCAAGCACTTCTCTGCCCTTCGACTTCTTGCTCTTATCAGATGCCAGGAAGCCTATGGATACGCTCGCTGTATCAAGCCAATGCAAATCCTCGTGCTCAGCTATAACCTTATCGGCAACATCCTTGTATCTTGTTGATATTCTTGCTTGTTCCATAATCCGTAATAGAAAAGAGCCTGCGCTGTTCACAGACTCTTTCCGTTTCATTGCCATTATTCCGTAAAGCCACCGAATTGGTGGCTTTTATCTGGAAAGGATGACCTATAAATGCTGCAAGATTATGGCCTTCTCTTGCACTTCTTATGCATACACTATATCACTGAACCAACATGAAGTGTTATGCAGTCTTTTATCAACCGAGCAATTTATGCTTGATGCTGTAGATCTGACGCTCAGAATAGCTCAGGACCTCTGCGCATTCATTCATGGTCCGGCATTCAATGTATCTCAGCCGTATAAAACTGCGCTCAATCGAATCATCCAGACTGTTCATGAAGGTCCTTGCTTCGTCCTGTTCCCGTTTCAGGATGGCCTTCTCAGTGTCAATCTCTCTCTGCACGTCAGCTGCACAGTCCAAATATACGGTTCTGTCCTTCGGCAGACTTGTCTGCACCCGTTCACTATCGCTAAACGCAGAAACACTCTGCGCCTTATTGCGCAGAGCTTCCGCTCTCTCCTCGAGACTTATTATTCGCCTGTAACGGTACGGTGCCTTGGTAAAGCTCATTTACGCCTCCTGTGCTTGCTCATCTCGTACCACTCAGCAGCCTTTGTTCCAAACTCTGCCTCCTTAGCCTTGCGTGCCTTATCCAGCCTCTTGGCATTCCAAGCCTTGTATAATTCGCATTTATCATGACATGCCGGGAATCTTGATTTACAGCCATAGCATGGTGCTTTTATCATTTCTCCTCCATCCTGGCATTGCACGATGGGCAAATCTTTTCTCTGCTCCAGGAATGATAACCACACTCAGAGCACTTCCAGTATTCGACATTCATCTCGCCCTGAGTGCGGATCCAGTGAGGCGGTGTGCTGCTCTGGTAGTCAACGTGCCTTGTATCGCTCTCCTCACCTATATTGCGCTCATCGGCTTGCTCCTTCTTCAACCGGATTATCTGCTTCTGCAAGTCAACAACCAAATCCTGCGCTGCCGTAAGCTGCGAATAAAGCGCATCATACTCTCCACGGTCTACTACATCAGCTGCCGGCATCGACAATATGACATGAATTGCCCTGTTAAACCCTTTATAATCAGGGAACATGGCTTCATAATCTCTTAGAGCCTTTACCGCTTTGTAGCTGTCGATATATTGTGTCGGAAATCTTATTTCCTTTGTCATTCCTCACTTTCTCCTCTCATATTCGCCAGGTCAGGATTACTGCAAACCACGCTCCAAGAATTATGCTGATTATCCAATACATAGTTTCACTCATCGTTCATCCCCTCTCAATCTGTCGGGATTTCCGACACGTTCATTTTTGCGCCGCAGTTAGGGCAAAACTTCTCTCTGTGATAACCGCTTATGCCGCACTCCGAGCATACCCACAGGCAGGACGCACCGCACCAATCAGGTCTATGCCACTCACCTTTGCGTACATTGACTCGGTTGTTCCATATTTCGATGGCTCTTGCCTTATCTCTGCAAATTACTTCGGGTTCGGCTTCACACTCACAAGATTCGCACCGTATGATATACTGTGGCTTGTCGAGAAATTCATACTCAAGCAGTTCAGCATCGCCGCCACAGAACGGACAAGGCTTTAGTCTATCGCTCAGACGTGCATCATAATCATCCGAAAATTGTTTATAAGCTGTTGCCCACATCAGCGCCAATTTGCACCGCTCATCATCACAAACAAACTCATCTGTTATCATTTCGTCTGAATGTCTAATCTTGATTGGCAAGGCCTGTTCGTCTGCTACTTCCCTTTTGCATACATAACATCGTTTCATTCCGCCACTCCTTTCGTGCCCGTATTGGTTGTGTACGGCACCCTGATAATCGTCTCAAACACATCCGTCGGCTCTGATTGCCATCCGCAGGATGGGCACCTGTATGCCATTTTAGGCGGCATCGACATCAGTGTTATGTGTTGCAAGTCCTGATTGCAGAACGGGCAGGTAAATACGATTAGCGTGCTCTGTGGTACAGTGCCTACTGTATCAATCGACATAATGCTTCACCACCTTCTCAACCCTATGTAAACCAAAAGCGCCAAGGCAATTATCAAGACGAACTCCTGCACCTGCTCACTCATCACCGGTCACCTCCGTGATTGTGACTACGGTCATCGGATCCGGTGCATACTCCTTTGCCAGTACCATGGAGCAGACCTGCCCGTCATCGGTATACGCCACACCATTAAGCGCATCGAGTACTGCCTTGGCAAGGTTATCTGCATCTGGTCTCTTGCAGTACGGAGCTCGCAGAGCTGCCTCTCGTTTTTTCTTGCTCCATGACTTTGGGATTGGGAAACAGAACGTCATCATGACGTCAACCGGTGCATCACCGAAGTTAATGCCGCCCTGATTCAGATAGCACGCTCTGACCTTCTCCTCGTAAGACCTGGTGGTCTTGGGCGTATACGCTGTGCCGTATCTTGTCATACGCGGCCTACCCTTCGGCACCGGCTTACCGTAAATCGTGAAATTCACAGACTTCTCGAACATTCAATCATCTCCTCCACATCATTCGTGTTCAGGCATCTTGCCAAAATCTCAAACTCATCAGCAGTACCTGCGAGCAAAATAGAACTGCCTCTTGTTCCGTGCTGCGGCTTGCAGGTCTTCAGATACACGCACTCCCTGTCAGCCATTCTGATAACCACAACCCCGTTCTCGATTTCGTAATCGTAATACTGCGGGTCAAAGTCGGAATGGCTTCTTGCCAGCTGCAGTCTCTTCTGCGCTTCGTCCCCGACCAAAATTCTCATTGCCAGCCACCATTTGCCTCTCTGCGGATTGCGGTTACGCGATCAATGAAATCCGCTCTGATGGATTCAACCATCTCCCGGTAATCTGCTTCGGACTGGTTATCGCGTCTTTTAAAATCCTTAGCGAGTTCCTTCAGGCTCTGCAGACTGCCCACGTACTTTCGGATCTCGTAGGGCAGTGCTGTGAACTCCCTATTGCCATATGGCTGCCAATCAGTGTCCGCCTCCTCGATAAGCTCATTGCCGTTAATGCGATATTCCGGCCTCAGAGTTCCGTCGGCAAGCATGCTGTTATATCGCTCCGCATTGCTTCTGGTCATCGGCACGGTGTACCTGTGCCCCTTGTCGTCGAAGCGTATCCCTGTAACGCACGGCACGTATCCGGTGGATCTCTTTGCTTCGGTGCGGAGTCTTGCAAACAGCGATTCGATATCCGAGGATGTTTGTCTGCTTGGCAGCTGCCGTGCCGGCATCAGCTCACGTATGTCGCCCGGTGTCGGCATAAACTTATTTTCGGCGATATATTTGCTAACGGCCTCATCGACCCGCTCTACCGAGTCGTTCCGGAAAGCCTGCTGCCATTCGTTCAGGATATCTCCCATTCTGGAAGTGTCTGTTCGGAAGACGGAAGTGAGCCTGTCAATTATCCGTGCTGTCTGTGTCCTGTCCATTCTGCTCCTCCATCTCGACATACTCCGAGAAGGTTTTGGGCTTTCTCCTCGGGGACGGGGTCGCACGCTTGCGTGCGTTTTTTTCTTCTTCCCCTTCTTTAACATTCTTTATCATTCTTGTTTGTGTAAAGCGGGTTGTATAGTCAGTTGTATAGTCGGTTGTACAGTCGGTTGTCGATTTGGTTTTCACCTTGCCTTGGTAAAGTTCCCAATTTTCAATGGTTACAAGTGTTCCGTTTTGTGTTACATCCAGTGTTACCATTTTTTCGCTTTTTAGGGTGTCTAAAAAGCGTTTCACTGTTACACGACTCCAACCCCAGTCATTCGCTAATTTACTCAGGCTTGTCCAGCACTGTCCCGGGCCGAGCTGAACGGGTTTGCGCCTTATACTGATGACCGCTCCGGTATGATTGACCCTCATCAGCAGGTCCATCCACGCCTGTGCCTGTGAGAAAGGCTTGTCCCGCCACAGCCAATGTTCACGAATATCCCGGTATACTTTTATGTATCCTTGTCGTTTGCTCATGATCCAATCCTTTATCGGTTATGGCGGCGGGGCGGTACCTTATTAAGTGTTCGGAGAAAAAAAGTTTAATTTGCTCTTAGCAATATTGAATTGTTGCCCCGCCGCCGTAGCCTGCTTCTAAAACGGAATATCGTCTTCTGCAGCTGAGAAATTATCTGCCGGTTCCGTACCTGTGTAGCTGATAAATCCCGTACCTGTTGTCGGCAGCATCTTGTCCTTCGGCAGCTGATATTTTCCGGTCTTGATTGTCTCCGTGGATCTGACTGCCGCAAGATTGGCTGTCATACCGTTAATACCAGCCGATGTCTCAAACTCTCTGTAGTTGAAAAGTCCGCCAAACAGCTTTCCTTTGAACTCCTGCTCATCCCAGTAATCCGGGTCGAAGGTGTAACCTTCGTTGGACTCTTCCAGGGATGTTGTGAATGTCTTGAATTTCTTCAGTAACCAGTCATCCTTCTGAGTGCCATCTCCCTTTGGTACATTGAGCCAGTATTGGCAGTGCCACTTCCTGTTTTCGCCGGACTGTGCGTTGTAATCATCCTTGTAGAATCCGGCATATTCTCCTGCTGCGATATCCACAGCAAGGATTACTGCATCGTACTTCTCGTCATACTTGGAATTAACTACTTTGCAGATATACCCGCCTCTCGGGAGCTGCCTGAAGTCACCGTAGGTCGTTGCCTCTGCATATCCTTTAATCGCTCTCATTTACTTGCCTGCCTCCTTATTCGTCTCCTTGTTCGTCTTATACGGTATCGGCATACCGTAATACTCTCTTATCGTCTGATCCACCAGCTTCAGGTCATTCGGTACCTCCGCATCCTTGAACATGTCGAACGGTGACTTAACGCAGTCCGAGCCGTTGGTTCTCGTCTGGAAGACGTACTTACCTTCTGTGTTCGTTGCCTTCAGAACTGTCGTGAAAAGTCCCTCTATCACAATTTTCTCATCGAGCAATTTGCCGATGCTCTTCGGCTTCTCATATCCGTCTGAGTCGAGCTCGGTATGCATGATGAAGTAAACGGTTACATCGTCCGGCAGATTACCTGCCTCATCAAGCAGTGTGTAAAAGTGATCCGCAATCTGAGTGAATTTGTCATATCCTTTTTCGTTGGATCTCTTCATGAACTCATCGCTCATCAGATACCCGGCATCATCCACAACCATGACCTTCGGTGAATTGCCCTGTCCTGCTTTCTTAAGTGCTGCCATTACTCCCGCATACTTGTGCGGCACAACAGTACCGTTATCAAGCTGTGTCAGCTTCGGCGTATACATCGCAAGATCTGTCCTGAACGGCAGCTCCTTGCCTTGGACGGAGATAACGCCGACCTCTCCCTCCTTGAAATTCCTCAGACTGCTCGACTTACCTGAGCCGGAGCGGCCGAGAATCAGTATCTTTTTACTCATGTGTGCCTCCTAATCTTCAAGACTCTCAATACGTGCCTTGAGTTCCTTCACCTCTGCCTCGAGCAGGTTCCTTTCCTGCTCAAGATCTCTCGCCCTCTGCTCGGTCCTCCAATAGCGTGAACTTTGTTCACTGTACCTGGCTGATGTTGCGACAAGCTCCCTGTACTCATCAAGCGTGATTGTTACCATGAGTTCCTGCTCATAGTTCTGTTCATTCCTTTCTTTTATGTTTTCCATGTGTGCCTCCATAGTTACTTAATCTGAATGTTGTTTCCTTCGACAAGCTCAGCTCCGTCTATCTCTTCACCTGCCTTTAGAGCCTTCTTAAGCTCTGCCTTGTCAATCTTCCGAGTGAGGACAAGACTGGCGTAATCATCAGGAATAGATTCCTCGTCTGTGATATTGACCTTTGTGCTCTTTCTCCATGAGATTGCGACCTTCGGTGTGGAAAACTTCTGTCCGTCAAGCGCCCATGTCAGATATCCTTTCAGGGACTCCGCCTTGCGTTCCGCTGCATCGGCACGAGCCTTCATATTCTTTGATTCCCGGCTGAGTGCCTCTGCATCAGATGTCAGGTTCTTGATCCAGCATCCTATGTTCTCAATCTTCTCGTCTCTTGCCATCTCGAGAGCATTGAGCCTGTCTACATCAATCTCTCCCGTCTCCGGGTCGATGCATTCCAGCATCTGCTTCTTTATTTCAAAAAGTGTCATTCTTCCTCATCCTCCCTGTAGTAGTAGCGTTTATACCTTGCGCCGGTTGCGCTCTTTTCATACTCGTCTGGTATGTTATAGCCCTGCCGTCTCAGCTCTGAGATTCTCTTGCGATAATCTATAATTCCGAGGCTGTGTATGAAGTCCATGCCGGTCATGCCTCCTCTGTTATCCTGCAGAGCTGACAGGATGCGTTGCTGCTGTGTATGTCTGTTCATACTGCCTCGCTTTCCACCGGATCCACCCAGAAGTTCTCCGGAACGATTCGCTCGCCGGGCTTGAGATATTTCGGTTCGTGTGGTAGAATCACTGTGGTTTCAGGGATTGGTTCGGCTTCGGCCGGGCCTTTTTCATTGCACCGTTCCAATCTCTCCTCCAGTATCAGCTTCCCTGCTTCCTCAAGCGCCTCACTGGATGTGAGAATAAGATTCTCTATCCGTTTAAGTCTGCTGTTCATTTGTGTCTCACCTCCCTTGCTTTGAATATCCCCATGCGGCTGCCTGCTCCGCTTGGTAAACCTTGGTACATTCATCTCTGTAGTGCGTGAGCACCGCCCTGACAATCTTTGCATTGTCATCAAACTCTCCATCAAGTTCCTTCAGCTTCTCATTGAAGTAGCTGACAACTACGGATGCTTCATGTGCGTTCTGCTGATGAATGGTTCTCTCCCTGTCAATCTCCATCTTCATCATCCTCTTCATCCTCCTGATCGTATTCATCGTCGTCTTCGAGATCTTCGAGGTATTCGTCCTCGTACATATAGTCAAATTCATCAGGCCGATAATTTCTTGCTCTTGCATATATCGGCATCGTCACAAATCTCATCGTGTTACCTCCTATCCGAAAGCTGCCAGCAAAATTACAATTGGTATCAGCGAAAAGCATGCAATTAGCATTTCGAGAATATCTTTGGCATCCTCGATGTCGTAGTAGTCCGTGAACCTTTCCTCTTCATCATGCTTTCTCATCATCGCTGTGTACCTCCTGTTTTGTTGCCGCAAGCACCTCTTCGAGGTCGAATCTGATACCGGACATGAACCTGTAGCAAGGAATGTCCTTTCTTTCCACCATGCGGTAAACTGTGTTGCGTGAAATACCCAGTATGTCTGCTAATTCCTGTGTTGTGATATACATGTGTGTGCCTCCTTTTGCTTCTTTTTCCTGTGTTACAATCTCCTGTGAAAGGAGGTGATTCCTATGGCAGGTAAGCAATTTGAAGATTTCCTTGCTACCCTAACGCCTGAAGTTCAATACGATATTCAGAAAGCCAACGCATCTCGTGTCAGTCAAGTAGATGAGAATAGCGAAACGGCAGTTTCTGAAATGCTGTATGCTATCAGCCTGTCTACTTCTCTTGAGCTTCTTCGCCTATATCATCAATGGTTAGACGAGTAGGCATCGACTGCTTAATGTGCTTAGCCAGATTACTCGCAATCTGCTTGGTATCGCTTTGCTGGGTTTGTAACTCTGTTATGAGCTCAGCAATTTCTTTTGGTGTTGCGGTTATCTGCATCGCTTCCCTCCTTCCAAATTTCCGATTTCCGCTCCGCTCAGTGCCCGGATGAGTAATTTATCGACTTCGGCGAAAAAATCGCTCTCTCGTCAGATTTCCCGGGTTGGCGAGGGCGTTCGTAGCGTGATTGGTATATCACACTGTACTCTGTTGCATATTTGGGACAGAATCGCTAAAAAAAATACTCGCTGGATCGGTTATTTCGAGTACTCTACATAACCGTACCGCCTCCTCAACTGTAAACTCACGCTCGCCATTGAGCTTCCTTGACAGTGAGTTTGCGGACATTCCTACGAGTTCTGCGCACTGTGTCTGCGTATATCCTTTTTCTTTGATTTTGCCCCTTAACAGGTTTGCGTTCATGTGTTCCCTCCTTCCTCGGCTTGCCATCATCAGACTGTAGGTTGCCGCCCTATCAGTGACGCCCTGCCGGGCGTTTCGGCTTAGTTGTGTGCTACAATCTCCGTATGGAGGTAACACATTATGTTGATTAAGAGCGAAAAACAAATTCTTAAAGCAATGTCCAAATTCGGCTATGACATCATTGACAGCAGAGACTTACTCAAGCTTCTCCCTGATATGCCGGCGGACGAGCTGCGCATGTTCTGCCGTAGACTTAACAGCGAAGGATACCTGGATATCTTCAGCGAGAACCTTGGTGGATCATTTATTGCTTCTTTGTCCACAACTGGTAGACATTGGCAGGACTATCGTGTTGCGGTGATTAAGAAGTTCATCTTGGAATCTGTCTTTACGCCTATTGCTGTTGCGTTTATAACGACGCTC